CTGAAGGCAAAGCTGTTGATGTTGATTATTTGGGTCAGCCTACTACAGACCCACGCGCAATTGAGCGCGGCGCAGAGCGAAATATTAGGGATGTTATGCGTGAGGGCAGTGGCAGCGGTGGGTCTAAGCCACGAGACGAAGAGTTAAATGCCGGTGCGTCAGCCATGAAGCGCGGCGGTAAAGTTAAGAAAATGGCTTCTGGCGGTTCTGCTTCTTCACGCGCTGACGGTATTGCCACTAAGGGTAAAACCCGTGGAAAAATGGTCTAACTGACCAAGGAAGCCCACTATGAAAAAACGTGCAAAGAAATACGCTGAAGGTGGTTTAGCCGGTCTTGCTGAGAACGCTCAGTCCCTTATGGGCGAAGTAGACAACATGGCTAGTACCATCAATTACGGCTCTACTTCTCCGCAGATTGGGTCGGCAAAAGTAGAGCCTGTAGGATTCAACGCTGTTGCAGGGTTAAAAAAAGGTGGCTCAGTCAAGTCATCCGCATCCAGTCGCGGAGATGGCTGTGCGATGCGTGGCAAAACTCGTGGAAGGATGGTGTGATATGGCTAAAGTTAAAAAAATGGGCCTTGGTGGCTTCTTTGGTGGTCTTTTAGGTGGTGGGGCGAAGGGCATTACTAAAGCCGTGTCTAAGTCTCCTGTTGTGAAGGCTATTGCTGGTGGTGCAGGCACTCTTGCTAAACCCCCAATCAAAGCGATTGCTGGTGGCGTTGGGGCGATAAAAAAGCCCAGCCCCGGTCTTACGGGTGCTGCAACTGCTGCAGGGACAAAAGGTATTGGATCGGCTGTACGCGGTGCGGGTTCAATGGTTAAACCGGCTGTTAACGTTGCACGTGGTGCTCTAGGTACTCTTGCCAAAGGGCGCGGCATGAAGAGCGGCGGCGCTACCAAAAAGATGGCTGCTGGCGGTCTAACCGCAGGTCATAAGGATGCTGACGGTATTGCAAGCAAGGGTAAAACCAAGGCCAAGGCTGTGAAGATGGCTAAGGGCGGAAGGACCTGCTAAATGAGGCCGAGCCGGGGGATGGGCATCATTAACCCGTCTAAGATGCCAAAGGCTAAGACGGTTATTCGTAAAGATGACCCGAATAAGGTCAAGATGTTTGCCAAGGGCGGTGAGTCCAAGGTGAACGAGGCTGGCAACTACACCAAACCCGGCATGCGCAAACGTCTGTTTGAGCAAATCAAATCAGGCGGCAAGGGTGGTGCTCCGGGCCAATGGTCTGCTCGCAAAGCCCAGATGCTGGCGATGCAGTACAAGAAATCTGGTGGGGGTTATCGTGGCTGAAAAAGACCTTGATTTAAGTTTTACCCCTCAAATGCTTGAAGGAAATACAAGGTCTTTAGTTGGGGCTGGACGGCTTTCCGGGAAGAAAAAACTTTCGGATGACGAACTTGAGGCTTATGTTGATGTGATGGGTATGCGGGGGCAAGATGATAAGGTTAAGTTTTCAACCCCAAATGTTGGTGCACGGTATAAAAAACAACTTGGTAAAGACTCGTCGTTAGAATTTTACGGAGAGAAACGGGCAAAAGGTTCTCCAGATTCTTGGCAAGCAGGAGTTAAATACGAACGCGAGTTTAAAAAGGGTGGTGCCGTAAAGTCAGCCTCAGCCCGTGCAGATGGTATTGCTCAACGAGGCAAAACTAAAGGAAGGGTGGTGTAGGATGGCTGAAAAATGGATTCAAAAGGCTATCAAAAAACCCGGTGCTCTTCGTGCTCAACTTGGCGCAAAAGAAGGTCAGCCGATCCCAGCAAAGAAACTTGCAGCCGCTGCGAAAAAGCCCGGCAAGTTGGGGCAGCGTGCAAGACTTGCTCAGACGCTAAAGAAAATGAAGTAACTAAGGCACGGAGGTAAAGATGGCGCTCAAGCAGTCCCAAAAAAGCCTCAAGGCGTGGACCTCCCAGAAGTGGAGGACTAAGAGCGGGAAACCCTCTACGCAGGGCAGCGCGGCTACGGGCGAACGGTATCTTCCATCTAATGCAATTAAATCCCTCACCCCACAGGAGTATGCTGCTACTACCCGTGCTAAACGAGCCGGAAAGGCTAAAGGCCAGCAGTTTGTTTCTCAACCCACTCGGGTGGCAAAGAAGACTGCAGTGCATAGGAAGATTACATGACAACCTCCGGTACCACCACATTCAACCTTGACCTCACCAACCTCATTGAGGAGGCTTTTGAACGTGCTGGTTCTGAGTTGCGCACGGGTTATGACTTCCGCACAGCGCGTCGGTCGTTAAACCTGTTGACGATTGAGTGGGCAAACCGAGGCATCAACCTGTGGACGATTGAGCAGGGGCAGATTGCTATGGATCAGGGGGTAATCACCTACCCACTGCCCGTGGACACCATTGATCTGATGGATATGGTGATTCGTACTCAGTCAGGGATTGGGCAATCGGACATCAACATCAACCGCATTTCAAGCAGCACCTACGCTACGATCCCCAACAAGAACGCCCAAGGGCGTCCGATTCAGGTGTGGGTCAACCGGCAATCTGGGGCAACGTACCCGATTAACGGCAACGAACCGAATACGACTAATCTGATTACTGGGGTAAACCCGCCCAATATCAACGTCTGGCCTGCGCCCGACCAAAGCAATTTCTACACGTTTGTGTATTGGCGTCTGCGCCGCCTCCAAGATGCGGGTAATGGTGTAAACACCCAAGACATTCCGTTTCGTATGCTTCCGGCGTTGGTGGCGGGTTTGTCGTATTACATTGCTATGAAGATACCGGATTCCGCACCGCGTCTGGATATGTTAAAGATGGTGTATGAGGAGCAGTGGAATCTTGCTTCTAGTGAAGACCGTGAGAAGGCGTCGTTGCGCCTAGCACCACGGCAGTACTTCTACTGAGGCGGGTATGTCGGGTCCAAAGTTTGCATCCGGTAAAAGGGCGATAGCGGAGTGCGACCGTTGTGGGTTCCGCTACAAACTCAAAGAGTTACGAAAGTTGGTTATTAAGACCAAGAACGTTAATATCCTTGTGTGCCCTACTTGCTGGGAACCAGACCAGCCGCAGTTGCAGTTAGGTATGTACCCGGTTTACGATCCGCAGGCGTTACAAAACCCACGGAGAGATAACTCGTATTTGCAGGCAGGTTTGACTGGGTTGCAGGTTGACAACATCAACCCACCAGACCCAGATGCAGAAGATGCTTTCGGAACACCATCCGGGGGCAGTAGAATTATTCAATGGGGTTGGGCACCTGTTGGAGGGTCAAGAGCCAATGATGTCGGGTTAACCCCCAATAACTTGGTTTTGCAACTCCAACTCGGTTCAGTAACAGTGGTAACAACTTAGGAGTAAATGATGGAAAAGACGGATATGAAAAAAGTGGCCCGTGCGGAAGTCAAAGCACACGAGAAGAGTATGCACGGTGCCAAAGGTATGAAGGCCGGTGGCCCTACCTCCCCAGACATGATGAAAATGGGTCGTAACATGGCACGTGTGGCAAACCAACGTAGTTCTGGAAGGGGCCGATAATGGCTAAATACAGCGCAAAAATGATGGGTAAGGAAGTTGGTCAAGCCAGCGTCTACGCTGAGCCACACACCATGTCGGGCCAGCGGGTTACGGCTGAAACCGCGAGTCTTACCAAACCGGGTAAAGATCGTCTCAACGAGATGAACATCTCCGTTGGTGGCATCAGCAAAGGCAACTACGCTCCTGTCAACCCACACGGTGTTGGTGTGATGCGCGGCTATGGTGCGGCGGTTAAAGGCCGCAAAATTAGCGGCAAGATGGGGTAACCTGTGAACCTGACTGACCTTCGCGCCCAAATCCAAGCGTACTGCGAGAACACTTTTCCGCAGTCGGCGGGGAGCGTCACGCCACAAGCCCAGATTGATACGTTCATTAAGCAAGCGGAACAGCGGATCTACAACAGTGTGCAGTTTCCGTCGCTGCGTAAGAACGTAACAGGGTCTACTTCGCAGGGAAACGCGTACCTGTCTGCGCCGAACGATTTCTTGGCGGTCTATTCACTTGCTGCAATCGACCCGGCTACTGGTGCGTACGAGTACTTGCTCAACAAGGACGTTAACTTCATTCGTGAGGCGTTCCCGTTCCCGGCGACTACTGGTAAGCCTGCTTACTATGCGTTGTTTGGCCCCACAACGACCAACGATGCACCGCCCATCATCACAAACGAGTTAAGTTTTCTGTTAGGCCCAACCCCCAGCACGGCCTACTCGATGGAACTGCACTACTATTACTACCCAGCCTCAATCACAATCAATAACACTACGTGGTTGGGTGACAATTTTGACTCCGTATTGTTGTACGGCTCTCTGCTAGAAGCGGCAGCATATATGAAAGAATCAAATCAAGAGATTCTTGCGAATTACAACGCTCGGTATAACGAAGCCCTTGCGTTGGCTAAACGGCTTGGCGACGGTATGGAGCGTACTGACGCTTACAGAAGCGGCCAAGCAAGGTATCCGGTGAAATAAATGGCATTCCAAGGAAACTTCACTTGCAATATTTTTAAACAAGGCCTGATGGGTGGTAGGTTGGATTTTGTCTTGCCGACTACACAATCGGTCAAAATTGCTCTTTACGACAACACGGCTACGCTAAATGCTTCTACTACACAATACACAACAGTAGGGGAGGTTGTTGCTCCGGGGTATACAGCGGGCGGTAACTTGATAACGCCTTCACTTAGTATTCTTAACGGTATTGCGTACTTGTCGTTTGCAAATACTTTGTGGAACGCTGCGCTTACCGCACGTGGGGCGCTGATCTATAGAAATATTGCATCAGCATCAACACCGTTTCCTGCGTATACCGCTGTTTGCGTACTGGACTTTGGGTCTGACAAGACTTCCACTACAACATTCACGGTGGAGTTTCCGCCCAACACCAGCGATGCTGCGCTGATTCGACTTTTTTAGGAGTTTGAGATGACTGCCCTTACCACTACGGCGAAATCAACTGAACAAGTTGCTGCCACTATCCATGTAGACCGCGACTTACAATCTCGTGCGGGTGCAGGTGGAGTGTTCCATTTCCAGTGTTTCGACAAAGACGGCAACTTGAAATGGGAAGACAAGTCTCATAATCTAGTGGTCAATCAAGGCCTTCAGAATATGAACACCCAGTTTTTTAAAGGTGCGGGGTATACCGCCGCTTGGTACCTTGGCCTTGTAAATAACACTCCTACTCCTTCGTTTAGCGCCAACGATACGTTAGACGCCCACGCGGGCTGGAGTGAGTCCGTTGACTATTCTGGTAATCGTAAAGCAGTGACTTTTGGTACCGCTACAACTGCGGACCCGTCTGTGATTAGTAACTCTGCGGCTCCAGCGCAGTTTTCTATGACGGGGTCGGTAACCATTGACGGCGCGTTTCTTTGTAACGCGGCTTCAGGGTCTTTGATAACGGACATCTTGTTTTCTGTGGCTTCTTTTCAAGCCCCCGGGGATCGTTCCGTGGTTAACGGCGACACCTTGAACGTTACATACCAGTTCAGCCTTGACGCTGCATAAGGAGTAGAGCATGGCGACTAAGTTTGCAAAAAACCAGCAGGTCAAAGTTAAAACAATTACCCCCCAAGGTCCAGTGCAGTCCCTGCGCATGGACGAAGATGGTAATTTTTATTACCTGATTGAATGGACTGACGTTGACGGTATAACTCAGAGTCGTTGGTTTGAAGAGAAAGACTTGGTAGAGGCATAAGAGTGTGTTTGGCGCATCCCCTTACGCAACTGTTCCTTTCGCATCTGCTCCGGGGTTTATATACGCAGCAAGTGTGATTGAGACCGCAACTACTGCGGAGATTGTGTCCGCACAGGCGGTCTTTTTGAGTTCGCTTCAGGAGACAGCGGCTACTACCGACCAAGTTAATGCCAGCGCAGTCTTTGATAATTTTGTAACAGAGGCTGCAACACCGGCGGATCAGGTTGTAGGCAGCGTTGTTTTTGAAACCTCCGTAGAAGAATACGCTTCAGTTTCCGATTTAATTTCGGCTACCCCTACATATTCCCGTTTAATTTTGGAATCGGCGTCGGGTGCAGATACTACTTCCGCATCTGTTGTTTTTGTTGGGGTTATTGAAGAATCCGCTGTTGTTTCCGATACGTACACGGGCTTTTTTATCTTCAACAGCACTGTCGAAGAAGTTGTTGTTGGGGTGGATCAAGTTTTTGGGGCGGTTGTATTTAATAGTGCGGTCGCCGAGGTAGCCACTGGAGCGGATCAGTTTACGTCTACCGTAAATTTTTCTGCGGCTATTGAAGAGCAGGCTGACGCTTCAGAAGAACTGTTTACCAACGCAGTTTTGAGTCCGATTGTAGCCGAGGGTGTTCAAGCCCGGGATACTGCTAGGGCTGCGGCTATCTTCGTATCCAGTATTGTAGAAAACGCTGTAGCATTTGATGCTTTCCTCGGTAGGCTGTTGTGGGAAGTCATTGATGATTCCCAAGCAACAACTTGGTCGTCGATCAACACTCATACCCCTGACACGTGGGGGCCGGTCAACACTGCCCAGACGAGCACGTGGAACACCATTACAACTGCGCAGTTCCAACTGCGGGCGTCGCTTGGTGGGGGTTTTGCGGTGGGCGCTTTCGCCTCTGGCCCGTTCGCCAGCGAGGGTGGTAATGTAACGATTGTCCTCCAGACAGGCAACTGGCAAAATGTCAATACTTCTACCCCGACCGAATGGGACGTGGTGGAAACTCAAACGTAAGGAAAGAGTATGCCTCTCGTCGTTAAAGATCGTGTACGGGAAACCAGCACTACTGCCGGTACCGGCGCGTTGACTCTGGGCGGTGCTGTTAGTGGCTTCCAGTCTTTCAACGATGCCCAAATCGGGAGTGGGAACACCACTTACTACGCTATTGTGGATGCGGCTACTGGGTCATGGGAAGTGGGTATCGGTACTTATTCCTCTTCTGGGCCTTCGCTGTCCCGAGATACGGTGCTTGAGTCTTCCAACAGTGGCAACCTTGTCCCGTTTGCTGCGAACCTTAAAGACGTCTTTGTAACCTACCCCGCTGAGAAAGCGGTATACGCCGATGCGGCGGATGTGGTGAATGTCACCACGTTGGATGCGACC